TAAATGGGGTATTGACTTTAGTTTAGACTTTGTAACACACGAGATTGTTATGGAAGTAATACATATCGAACAAGACTTTGATAGTGTGGAAGAAGCATACGATGCAAAAGAACGTCTGGAAAATATTATTGATAATACAGACTGGTACGAAGGCGCTATTAAATTATGGAAGCGCAAAGACGAATGGGAAAATCTAAGTTCTGATGACCATTCAGATTATAAAGCACAATTCTTTGGATGGGCTCGTGCTTTTGATAATAAAAAAGTATTTTCTACTTGACATTAACCTAAATATATTATATACTATAAGAAACAATGGAGATAATCTTATGAGTGATCGTACCTACGGTAGTGAAGAAAAAGCCAAACTAGAACGACTAGTAAAAGAAGGCGTAACAGTACTACAAGAAATTGAAGACTTAAATGAAGGTTTAAAGGAAACTGTAAAGGCTGTTGCAGAAGAACTTAATGTAAAACCAAGTTTAATTAATAAAGCTATTAAAGTTGCAAAAAATCGTGACTGGGGCAAACATCAAGACGAGTTTGAAGATCTTGAAACTATTGTTGCTACTACAGGATACGATAAAGATTAATGCGTTTGCTTTCCATGCGTTTGTGCGAGCACGATAGCAATTTTTGTTATTTTGATGGCACAAATTTAAGGTATTTAAAATCTGAAAGACTTAAAAAATCTAAGCATCATGCATATCAAGATTTAGAATCTTGGAAATTGGATTTAAAAAAAGTCTGGAATATTGATATTGAATCAATAGACGAAGTATCAATTATTGCAGACGCTTGGAAGTATATTCCTGATGGTCACAAGTACATCCATTTTGCAGAAAAAATAAATTATTTAGGATTAAAATGCCCTGTATGGCAAGTTAATCATCATTATGCTCATGCATTAAGCAATTTGCATAACACATCAGACATCGATATCATTATAGACGGTTACGGCGATTGGGATATAGCATTTAGTATCTATAAAGAAGATCAATTAATAAAAGTAGGAAAGTTATCAGATTACGGTTCTCTCGGTATAGAGATGACAGAACTAGGCAATAGATTAGGTATACAAGCTGGACACTATACAGATATAAGTGGCAAGCTTATGGGACTACAATCTTATGGTAATATTGAAAAAGACTTTTTAAAGTTGCTAAAAAATTACGAAATAGAAAATATTAAAAAAGTATTTGATTACAACTTATGGATAGAATATAAAAAAGACGAACTACTAGCAAAATTTACAGTACTAGACTGGATAGCTACTGTACATTATGCAGTAGGCAATATTTTAGTCAAACTATTTTCAAGATACGCAAGTAAAGATAGTATAATACACTACTCAGGAGGAGTTGCACAAAACGTTATATGGAATACATTACTTGTCCAGCATTTTCCTAAATTAAATATTTTACCTCACTGCGCAGATGAAGGTCTAAGTATAGGAGGTATGGAATTTTTATTGCGAAAAAACAATATAAAAAATTATGTTTTAGAAAATTTTCCTTTTTGTACAGAAGACGAATCGACAGACATTGTTACAAATGAAATTATTGAAAAAACAGCAATTGCACTAAGTCATAATAAAATTATTGCATGGTATCAAGGAAACGGAGAGATTGGGCCAAGAGCATTAGGAAACAGATCTATAATAATAAATGCAGCTGATAAATTTGCAAAAGAAAAAATTAATAAAATTAAAAATAGAGAAAATTATCGACCGTTTGGTGCAACTGTTTTAGAAGAATGTAAAAATGATATATTTGAAAATCTTCCACACAATCCGTATATGTTATATGTTGGTAAAACAAAAGATAAAGAAAAGTATGCTTCAATAACACACGTAGACGGTACTAGTAGAGCACAAACTATTACAGAAAAATCTAATAAATCTCTTTACAAATTAATGAAAAGATTTTATAATAAAACTAATATTCCTGTAGTTTTAAATACTAGTTTAAATATTGCAGGTAACCCGATTGCAAGTACAACACAAGAAGCTATTACTTTATTCGAAAATTCAGATATAGACGTATTAGTTATAGGAAATGAATATTATGAAAAAAATTAAAGACTTTTTGTAATATATACATATAGAGTCGTTCACTTACGAGCAGGTAGAAGGTTAGTTGGCCATAAGCAACAAAGGAGAATAAATGAGTTATGTAGACGCTTTTTTCGATCGAGGTCAAGATATTATTCGAGTTGTCGAAAGAAAAGATGGTAAAAGAGAATATCAAGAGTATAATGCAAAATATACTTTTTATTATAAAGACGAACGAGGCAAGTACAAAAGTGTGTACGGTGATCCTCTAAGTCGTATTGTATGTAAGAACACAAAAGACTTCCGCAAAGAAGTTGCTATTAACAGAGATAAGACACTTTTTGAAAGTGATATTAATCCTATCTTTCAATGTTTGTCGGCAAATTATCTTAATCAAGATGCTCCTAAACTAAACATTGCTTTTTTCGATATTGAGACAGACTTTGATCCAGAGCGTGGCTTTGCTGATCCTGCTGATCCGTTTATGCCTATCACTTCTATAAGTATATACTTACAATGGCTAGAAACTATGATCTGCCTAGCAGTTCCTCCCAAAACACTTACAATGGATCAAGCAAAAGCAGAACTTGAAGGTATTGAAAATGTAATGCTGTTTGAAAAAGAAGGTGACATGATTGACACCTTCTTAACGCTAATTGAAGATGCTGATATTTTATCAGGTTGGAACAGTGAAGGTTATGATATTCCATATACTGTTAACAGAACAAGTCGTGTACTAAGCAAAGACGACACACGTAGATTTTGCTTGTGGGGGCAATTGCCTAAGAAACGTGAATATGAAAAGTATGGGAAGCAAGCGGTTACGTTTGACCTAGTAGGTCGTGTACATTTAGACAGTTTAGAACTATATCGTAAGTACACATATGAAGAACGTCATACATATCGATTAGATGCTATTGGTGAGATTGAAGTAGGTGAAAACAAGGTGCCATATGAAGGTACACTTGATCAATTATATAACAATGACTTCCGTAAGTTTATTGAATATAACATTCAGGATACTGCACTACTTGACAAGTTAGACAAAAAACTACGTTTTATTGACTTGAGTAATACTGTTGCACACGAAAACACTGTGCTATTACAGACTACAATGGGTGCTGTTGCTGTTACAGAACAAGGTATTGTTAACGAAGCACATAACAGAGGTTTACAAGTTCCTAATAGACGTCCACGTGACGATACAGAAAATACACAAGCTGCTGGTGCTTATGTTGCGTTTCCAAAGAAAGGTGTGCATAAATGGGTTGCTAGTATGGACTTAAACAGTCTATATCCAAGTGTAATTCGTGCATTAAATATGGCTCCAGAGACTATTGTAGGACAAATACGTCCTGAGATATCCGAGGCCCGAGTACACGAAGACATGAATCTTAAAAAGAAAAGCTTTGCAGGTAGTTGGGAAGGACGCTTTAGTACTGAAGAATACGAAGCAGTTATGGAGCAACGCAGAGACATTTCGTTAACTGTTGACTGGGAAGACGGGCGTACAGATGTACTAAGTGGTGCTGAGTTGTATCAAGTTATTTTTGATAGTCACATGCCGTGGATGATCAGTGCTAATGGCACTATCTTTACAATGGAAAATGAAGGGGTTATTCCAGGACTACTAAAGCGTTGGTATGCTGAACGTAAAGACATGCAGAAGATGCTAAAGAAAGCAAAAGATGCAGGTAACAAGGCAGAAATTGAATACTGGGATAAACGACAGTTAGTTAAGAAGATTAACTTAAACAGTTTGTATGGTGCTATTCTTAATCCAGGCTGTAGATTCTTCGATAAACGCATCGGACAATCAACTACACTGACTGGACGTACTATTGTTAAACACATGAGTGCTGAAGTTAATAAAACTATTACAGGCGAGTATAATCATGTAGGCGAGGCAATGATATACGGCGATACTGACTCTTGTTACTTTAGTGCATGGCCAATACTTAAAGATGATGTTAACAATGGTAAACTTGAATGGTCTAAAGAAAAATGTATTATACTCATGGATCAAGTATGCGAACAGGCAAACACAACATTTCCAAAGTTTATGGCAGAAGCATTTCACTGTCCAAAAACCCGTAGTGATGTTATTGCAGCAGGTAGAGAAATTGTAGCACAGTCTGGATTGTATATTACTAAGAAACGTTATGCAGCATTAGTAATTGATAATGAAGGCTTTAGAACTGACGATGATGGTGTAGGCAAAGTAAAAGCAATGGGCCTAGACTTGCGTAGATCAGATACGCCTGTGTTCATGCAGGACTTCTTGAAAGAACTACTGCTAATGGTACTAACAGATGTTCCGCAACAACAAGTACTAGATCGTATTACAGAATTCCGTAAAGAATTTAGTGCAAGACCAGGTTGGGAGAAAGGTTCGCCCAAACGTGCAAACAAAGTTGGACATTATCAGAGACTAGAAGAAAAACAGGGCAAGGCAAATATGCCCGGACATGTTCGTGCAAGTCTCAATTGGAATACACTCAAGCGTATGAATGGTGACAAGTACTCGCAAGAGATTGTAGATGGTATGAAAGTTATTGTGTGCAAACTCAAGCAGAATCCATTAGGTTACACAAGTGTTGCGTATCCTACAGATGAATTACGTATTCCTGAATGGTTTAAAGAATTGCCATTTGACGATGCGGCTATGGCAGAAACTATTATTGATAATAAACTAGACAACTTGATTGGTGTGCTTAACTATCCGCTAGAAGATACAAAACAAAACACTACATTTGGAAGTCTATTTGAGTTTGGAGATTAATGAAATTGAGTGAAGAACAAAAACTGATTTTGATTACGGACTTTATTGAACAGAAGTTACGTAAAGAAAAAGAACTTGAGTTCTATATGAAAGAACTTGTTGAACTTGAACGCAAGATTGGATACTTACGTAATGAAGTTGATCTTACTAATACAATTATTAGCATGATTAAAGGAGAATCCATGCGTGATATCAGAGAAGAATTTCTTCAAAGATATGATAACCAATTATTAAAAAAGGATGAGGAATGAAAGTAGGATTTACTTGTAGTACCTTTGACTTATTACACGCTGG